TGGCGGACTGACATTGATGATACCGGATTCGCCTTCAACAATGACGTCGCGAACGTCCGCCGCAGTACGGGCAACTAGCGCAAAGCGCAGTTGACCCTTGTTTGTGTACTTAGCCTTCTCACGTACCCACTCCGCAGCGGAGCGAGTCTTACCTGCGCCTCGGCCGGCAAGGTACAGCCAGATTGCCCACGACTCGTCCTGCGGCGGTCTTTGCTCTGGTCGAGCCCACATCGACCAGTCCCAGACGAGCGCGTCCATGTCAAGACCTTCAAGCGCCGCTGCCTGCTCCTCCGGCGGCAACGTCGCAACGATCTCCATAAGGCTCTTGCCCATGCGTTAGATCATACCCTAAGATCTGCCAAATGGTGACTGCCCCGCGGGCGAAGTGACAGGGGCTATCACCTCAAGCGCCGCGGGGCAGCCAGAGATCTAATGTAACCTAGAGAGAATAAAGCTACTACGCGCTTTCTCGAAGTGCCGCGCGCTGAACCCCGTAGTACAGAGGGGCGGCCGAACTAAGCCCGAGCTCCTCCGCCAGAGCGGCAAGAGACACGCCCTTCGAGTACTCGGCAGCAAGCGCGGAATGATACGCCTCGGCGCCACCGCTGTCTCGGGCCTTTGTCACTCTCTTAGCCGCGGCGGAGATCTCGGCCTCCGAGTACTTAACTCGGCCCTTCTTCATGGTCGAAGGAGGCAGCTTTGCGGTGAAGACGCGGCGGCGCATTCCGCTATACGCCACGTCTAGTTTTTCCGACAGCGCGACGAGACTGCCGCCATTCTCGTAGAACTCCGCAAGAAGTCGAGTATACTCCCGGCTTGCCTCGTGCGCCGGCGTAACCTGCGCGCGGGATCCATAGGCTCTTTTGGCAAGCGGCAATAGCGGCTTGATCTTCTTGGCGTACTGCTCGACGAGAGCGTCGCTCACTTTGTCTCTCCCTGTTGTTTGTCAGTGCGTTGTCTCGATGATGATTTGATTATATTACATGAGACACGAGAAATAAAATTAAGATTTCTAAAGAGGTTCGCCTTCGCAGCACGACGCCTTAAAACCGCAGTGCGGGCACAGCCAACGAGTGGCTACAGGAGAAAATCTCTCGCCGCAGGAGTCGCACTCAATCATTCTGCTTGAACCTCTTGACCATCAGTTTTTACGTCGCCCCAGGCGATAGCACGGGCGAGCACGACTAGTCTCTCTGCCTCGGCATAGAGTTCTTCTGCGGCTACGAGAAGATCTGCCTTGTCCTCAATGCTTTTCGGCGCGGCTAGATCCGAAACTACAGCATTTGCGGTATACGCGCACGCGGCCATGCGACGAAGCGCGCGTGCCTGCGCGTCTTCGTACTGCCAACTTCGCTCGAATCCCATGACAGTAATTGTAGTACTGGCTCACGAAGTCTTAGTCTTCCCAGGGGCGAAGTTCAACGATCTCACTGAGATATGGAACTGTCTCTGGATCGCGCTCGACGAAAAGTCCAACTATGGTTAAATCAGAACACATGCAGCAAATGTAGACATTTCCTGTTTGCAAGTTTTCTGGAATGGAGACACCGGACAGCTTTGAGACAATATTTCCGTCCTCGTCCACGCCCTCTGGCTCCCAGACAGTGTTCTCATCTAGCCAGCATCGTTCGCAGATCGGCAGTGTTTCCAGGTTAATCTCGCTCATAAAGATATCAAATCACATTTCGACGCGGCTATTCTGAGTACCAGCGCTTGCGCACGGCTTCACGGGAAAAGCCTTTGTCAAGGTTAAGAAGCCACTCACGATCACCAATGAGCTCCCCTTGCGGGCCAGTAGGCGTCCCCTTGATGGCGCCGTTGATAGCCTCGCCTAGCCACGTGGCGGCTTGCACTGGCACGGCCTTACCCCACACGGCCGGCAGCGCGCTGTACGTGCGAACAGGCTCGATAGCCCAGCCGTCTGGCAGCCCCTGCATCCGTGCTGCTTCACGATGCGTGATTAGACGCGGCTTTGTTGGGTGTACCACGTGATCAAGCGCTGAGCCGGTAAGAACGTTCGCCCAGTAGCGATCGCTCCACCGATACGGCGTCGAAAAGCCTAGACGGTAATCCTTTCTTCGAACGCCCTCTTCAAGATTCTTCCATGTCGGCGGGAACTCGCCCAGGTTATCAACTGCCTTTTTGAGCGCGTCACCTAGACTTTCATTGGCCATCCAGGCGTCGTCTTCGGCAATAGACGTGAAAACTTCCTCGACCCGTTGAGCGTGGATATTCGTTCGCCCCATGTGCCCGTCAACCTGGCCGGTCTGATTTCTCAGCGAACGCGTCCATTTTGTGTCGTCCCCGACGTATGGCTGCTCTTCCCACTGATATGGCATATCGGCAAGGTCACCGATGACTTCCATGATCTTAGGCAACTCAGTGGGGTCGTCGCAGTGCGCACCAAAAGGCAAGCCCTTCTCAACCGCTACCCAGAAATAACGCGGCCGGAACGAAAATCCGCCAAGACGCAGATTGTTGTGCTTGACGTGATACAGGTCGTATTCTTTGCCGCTTAGCTGTTCGAGCATGTCGCGGTATTGGAGCATTACCTCGCGCCCTTGAGTGTACGCCTGCTGCACACACTCAAACGAGACAACTGTCGGCTTCTGCCGCGCGGCGTACTGCATGAATGCACGCGTATGCACATGCGCCGGTGAATCCGGCCCGCGATATGTTGGCCCGCTAAACGGTGACCACCCTGAGCACGGAGGACACCCGACCACAGCGTCCGTGTCGTCAAAATCCGGCCAGTCATCTGGGTCATCAGAGAACCAGGCGTCCCAGTACTCATCATCCGAGTTGAAGTGTTTACGGTTCGCTTCCGCGACACGGTTACCAAAATCAAGAGTGCCGACTCGTCCTTGCATCTTCATTCCAGCATTTGCCATGCCAAGGCTCATAAAACCAGCAAGGCCGTTGCAGTCAACAAACTTCGGGGCACTCATGTGTCTCCTTCGTCGCGCGGTCGCCCTTACCTTACGCTGAGGTTGATCTGTTCTCAGTGATCTGGCCCACCTCATAGCCGCATCCCGCGTATCCGGCAATGTCGATCCAGGTGTCGGCCTGAAACCCGCCATTGACCAGTCGCGCCATCTTGACAGCGATCATTGCTGCCGCGACGTCCGATTCGGAGAATGGTCGCCCGAAGAGAACGGTCCAGATCCTAGCAATCCGGTTGAAATTCTCTTCTGGCCCGCCATACTGCTTGTCGCGATTACCGGCAATAAGATCTGCCGCGGTACAAAGAGCTTCCTCGCGGGGGGTCTTCTTGCTTTCTTTGCTTGCCATGTCTTTTACCTCTTCATTCTTAGATGCACGGTTGCCTTGTACGCGCCATCGGCACTCATGTCTGAGTAGCTAGGAGTAATGTCGACTTCGATGTCGACCCGATTTTCAATTTCATCGATGCTAATCCCAAGAAACTCTGCGACTGCGCGTAACGTCTTACCAGCAATCTCGTCGTACGTATCGCCTTGCACCTCTAGCTGCGCTGAAGCTCTCATTACTTGACTCTCTTCTCGAGCATGTACGGGCTATGATGCGCGCCTTCAATTGCCGGAGCCTTATCGTCCTCCGACTTAAAAATGACATCTCCGTATCGAATACCAACAATTCGTCCGCGCCGCCCGTTGTGCGCCGTTCCAGCTTCTCCCGTATACGCGTCAGCCTTAACTCGCACCTCATCTCCGACAGTGATTTGCCCCGGCTGCGCTTGAACCCAGATCTCATCGGCAACGCTCTGAGGGATAAGCGCGTGCCCGAGTGCTACCTTGCTAAACACTTCAACTGTCTCGGCCGCTGACTTATCTGTGTGGTTCATTGTGTTCCACAGCTCCATAAGTCTTAGCACCGCCGTGCCAACCGACTGCTTAACTCTTGCCTGCGCGAATTGCTCGCGCACCCACTCTTCGCTAATCGTCATGCCACTACCTCGCACTTCACGCAAATTGTTGAATTAGAAACACTAACCCGGACTTCGTCAAGAGCCCTCGAGCAGACACCACACTTTACTCCAGCCTCGCGAACTTTGTACCCATCGCGCTGGCGCGCTCGATTCTTTTTCATTTTTTCTAGATAGATTTCGTCAAGCTCTTCGTCGGTGGCTCCAGCGGCGCAGATGATGTTAGCGACAAAATGCAGAACATCGACCGCCTCCTTAACTAGTTCTTCGCGGTCAAGGTACGGGTCATCGTGCTGCCACGGTTTCCACGACATTGCTTGCCGCATTTCGGCAAGTTCATCGTCAATCGCCAACATGTTCCAACGCATATACTCGATAGTGGCGTTGATATCATCAGGCGCGTTGCTGTGGAAGACCGAGTACTTGGCTCCGTAGCACTCTTCCTGAAGCCTGGCAGTCTCCTTGAGCCAGTCTTGAAAAAGTCTTTTCATTCTTACCCCTACTTCACTTTGATGAGAGCAACAGCGTGTCGAGAAGATACTCAAGCGCTTTGCCTTTAGGCGTAATTGAAGATAGATAACTGTCCTTTTGCTGCGCGGCAAGACTATCTCGCCGCGCTTGATTCATTTCGTCGACGGTAACGGCTAGATCCATCCACGGGTCACCAAGAATAGCAGACTCTCGCCAATCGGTAACGACTGGCACCCCTACGCCTATAGACTGGGCAACGCGAGGAGTCCACCATGACCCTGTCGGCTTAGACGGCGCAATAAGCGCGCCAACACCTTGCGACATCTGCGCAAGAACGTCACGATCTGCCCATCCCTTGTGCTCTTTCATTGGCACGACATTGGTTTTCATTGTTGCTTGAACGCTGGCCGCCCACCGCGACTTCACATCGTCCACGACCCAGAATCTACTTCCATCGCTAGAAGAGAAAGTTTCTACGTCGTGTACCCGATCAAAAATTAGTGAGTCTAGATTCACTGCTCGAAGACTGTTAACCGCGTGGGGCGGGAGTGCGCTTGCAACCTTGCCCTGGTTTCCCCACGGCAGAATCGGGTACAAAGTTTCCGCCCAGGTGTACGAATTAAGATAGTTAACAGCGCCGTGAATCTTTGCCGCAGTTTCTGGCGTGCGTGCCTGCGCGTAGAACGGCCTAGCCGAATAGAAAGGCTTGAACATCGCGGCAGGAGATTCCTGCATCGCGTGAATGCTGTGCGCAATCTTTCCAGGGTCAGGCGCGTCAAGAAAAAGACGCAGCTTAGGGGAATCGCGCATCTCATTGATAACCCATAGCGCCGCGTACGCATGGTTAGCGGCGACGCTAGTGAGTGGCGATAGCCCAACGAACACGAGATCATAGTCCTCGAGCGCGTCTCTAGTCATTCCAAAACTCGGTGCGCAGATTTCGCTTGAATGCAGTTTGGTGCTGAGCGCGCTGGATAGAAGTCCGGCAAATGACACCGAGCGCTCTGCGTATTTTTTCGACGCCTGAGGCGCAGTCATCCCAGTGATAAGTGTTTTCATTCGCGCCCGCCCGCGGGCTCGTCAACTTCACCAATTTCATCAAGAACAGCAGGTAGCGCGTCTAGCACGCGTTCGACATCCTCGCACGCGATACTCCCCCAGTTAAGCGCGTCGTCTCCAGCCGGGTAGCTGTTTGGGAACCACGCGGCAAGAAGAGCTTGCGCTAGTTTTCTTATGAGCTGATCTGTTACATGCTCTGGTAAGTATTCTTCTGGGAAGCTTGTTTCATTGATCTCCGTGTACGTCATATCTTGAGTCCTTTGTCTTCTCGTACTGCACGGTGAACGATTTGATCGCAGTGCGCGATAAATGAATCGTAGCTTGGTATGTACTGCCGTAGCGCGTTCTGCTGCGTGATCGCGAGCTGCGCGAGCTCGGCGTCTGATAGACGCTCAATCTCGGCAATACTCAGCCGGTGGCAGTCACCAAGCGGCGCGCCTTCGTTCTTGTCCGCGAAGAGAACTGAACCTACACGCGCGGAGTACATGAATCGACTACGCCACCAGCCAGACCCGGCGTGCGGGTACGGCGGAGACAGAATACCCCAGTGCTCGTTGTAGAACGCGAGGACGTCCTGTTCAGTCTGAAGGCGCTGACCGCCGAGCTTGCGAACCAACTTGCGCGACCCGACAATTTCGACAGGCCACTCAAAGCGTTTCTTCTCAAGCCACGTGTCGTGCGGCATTAGCGCCCCAAGCACCCACGCGCGTTTCTTGCTCTCTGGCGGCAGCGCTGTGACGCTGTCAAGAATAGAATAGATCGTCGAGCTCGGGTCAAGCGCCTCGATCGCTGAAAGCTCTTTCGGCATGCGCTTGCGTACCAGTGAACGATCGCCCCACGCGTACATTGGGCACACAGGCACCATGCCTGCCCCCCAGCGCGCCCCGAGCAAGTTTCGCGCAGATTCGACAAGCATTGCGTCGTAGTCGCGAACAGACTCGTCAGTCTCCGTCATATAGTAGCGCTCGATGTAGATCTTGGCGTTAGGGTTAATGGCTAGCGCGCGTTCCTTGGCAGCTACAGCGTCCGCGTGACTAAAGTACGTGGCGCCCTCCTCGCCGCGATCCTTG